TGGTGCGAAGAACTCTTCGTCTGGCGCTAGGACTTGCACTACTGGCTCGCCCTGATCTTCAATAGTTACTGGGATCTTAGCTGTTCCAGTCTTGCGTAGTTCGCGGAGTGCCTTCTTTACGCGATTCTCGTTGATCTCCCATCCTGGGATTGAGTTAAATACTTCTAGCGCTTCCTCTACGCGATCTTCGTCGGCTAGGATCTCAATATAGTCCTCCGCTTGCTCTGGGAAGCTCTTTTGGATCTCTTCTAGGTCAAATACTTTCTCGTATGAGCGCTTAGTGGGGGATTTGTAGTCGCAATATGCTACACGGAGAGACTTCTCCTGTGCGTAGTTGTCTGACTTCTCCATTTGCTGCCAGAAGTCTTTGATACCAGCGTCACGCAGCCACTTCATGAAGGCTGTGACCTCCGCTGAACGTGCTACGTCTTGAATGTTGCGTGGATAGGCACGAATAGATGACTTGCGGAGTGCGTTCTCGTTAATGGCGATCTGAGAGGAGATGTGATACTCGGCTAAGTGAACCTCGGTGTCGCTAGAGTTCTGGAATGGAAACGCGGTCTCACCAGACTTCTTCAGGTCGGTTGTCTTGCCCTCCCATTGGCAATGGCGGATGTCGGCAGAATCCGAGCATCGTTTGATGAAATCAGCAAGACTATCAACATCCGTATCGAACGTTTCCTTGAACTGATTGTAGTCGAACTCGTCAAAATATACATCCGACTCGTCTTTATCTTGATCTCTAGTTATAGCCATTGTTTTCATTTTACCACAGACAGTCCTATTGATTAATTACTCCGCACTGACTTGATACCGAGAGACTAACACACGTGTCAAGCGGTCGCCTAGACTTGACTAGACTCGCTATTTTTACAAGTCTATTTTCGTCGTATCCGAGCGAGTCAGCCCAGCTCTCGTCGGTCATAGCGTCGATGTTACCGACCTTATCGTTTCGGATCATGTCGATTGTCGCCCATAGTTCGGCGTTGTCTGCTATGAACAGCTTAGATAGCTGGGTATCTGTAATAGGGGACTCCATCTTTAATTACCTTGTTTACTTTCAGTCGTTTGCCGACGTGATTAATAATATCCTTGTGGCGCTTGGGGACTGATACATTAACTTTTTTGCGTGTATCTAAATCTTCGGCAAAAACAAAGCGAGGATTACCAGTTTGTTGATGCAGGACGCGAACCGTGATAATATCTGGGGCTGCTGCCTCGATAACGTCCATCTCACCTTTGATCTGAGCTGTGATCTTTAGGACACCCGTTGGTAGGATGTATTTGCCGTCTAGGTCTTCTTCTGAACATACAGCAGCTCGTAGCTTGCCAATTGACATCGCTGTGTATGGTTTACCTAGCTGTTCCGCTAGGGATGTACATGTTTCGTTCTCTGATTCTGTCATAATTAATATCCTCCTGAGCTGACCAAGCACTTTAGCTTGCCATTAGAGTAGTGTTCTGGTCCTTGACCGTAGTTTGCTGTTCGCAGATAGCGAAGGCAGTCAATAAAGTCCTTCAGTGCTTCGTCCTTCTTCTTTTGTGCGCCATAGTTGATAATGGCATAGATTAGATTGCCGCAATCCTCGTGTATGTAGACTCGCGGCTTGTTTGCTGCGTCGATGGGCAGGTTTACATTGTAATAGAACCAGTCGTCGATAGCTGTGAGTCCCTGTTCCTCCTGCGAACCCATGGAAGGCACATAATGGAAGTCGTGGGCAGAAAACTGATCGAACAGGTCGGTATTGTCGGCATTCTCGTTGGCAAAGAAGCGAGAGTCACCGATACGCTCGAATGGTTCGATTCCCAGCTCTTTTTCGATGTCCGAGAACAATTTGCAGTATCCGACAACGTCATAGCCTAGTTTCTTGGATGCTGGTCCGAATTTCCAGTGTGGATCGCCAAACTCAGCCCAAGGTCCGTAGGTCTTGCGATCGGGCCATTCCCTGCGGATGTAAATCTCCGTGTCCGAGCCTACGCCCGTCACTCCAGCCCACAGACTAGTGTAATTACGCGCACCAGCGGGGTCAACCACTTGGTAGCAGGTGAACTTCTTCTTATCCGATATATCGGGAAAGTCCTTGTGTTCTAGCACGTGGACATTTTGACTAAACAAGGGGAACAGAGATGTCATGCTCTTGACTGGAACACCATAGGCACGAGTAAGGATCTCGTCTCTAGTGCTGTGCTTGAGTTCCTTTGCGATACGCTCATATCCGCCGAACGGATTGAACTCAGAGTGGAAGTATACGATACCTGCGTCCTTCTCTGGGCTATATTGCGTCACTGGAACTTCTTCGTCATCCAGCAATGGTGCTTTGCGCGTTTTCCTTGTCTCTGCTCCCTTTAAAAACTCAGCTACGAATGGCGTGTAGCCGTCAATAGGCGTAAACGTCAGCATCATCTTAGCGTCCCGTGTAGCTAGGCGGAATCGCATGGTGCGGATTAGGTCACCGTCTTCTAGGTACTCGTCTGGCCACAGACCGATGTTGTGCCACTCTGGTGTCTTAGAACCTAGTTCAAGACCCTCAAACTTACTGCGGTTGGCGATGAACTGGCTGTAGGTATGGAATAGCACCTGCGATCCGTTGGGTAGGATGAATGACTGCCCAGTGAAGCCGTTCTTGACGGTGTAGTTCAAATACTCCAGCACACCCTTGGTCTTCACCTTGAACTCTGGCGGTAGATAGCGGTAGACGGCTGATTGCTGCGTCCTGATGGATGCGTCAGCGTCCTGCGCGAAACATACGATGATAGTCTTAGGGTTCTCTAGTGCGGCCTTCACGACGCTCCTAGCGCCATACTCGGTTTTGCTTGAATTGTGTGAAAAGACCCCGTGTGCAAAGTAGTTCTCGTAGATTGGCACTGTAAAGTCGCCCACCACCTGATCACCGACAGACTGAATGTCTACGATCTTCTTTAAAGAGAAAACAGCAGAAACTTCGCACTGATCAGAGTCCAATCCGTAAACTTTGTCACCAATAGAAAGCTCAGATAGGTGCTTGAAGACTCTATTGCCAACCATGAACTGGTGAGCCGCAGTAACGTCCATCCACTGCCCATCGTCGAAGGATACTCGAAACATTTCCTCGTAGCCCTTAATGAACGGCGGTTCTGCCCTAGCCACAACTGTCTGCTTGGACTCTTTGTCCCACGCATACACATGGAAGTCTTCCTTGATGTCACTCAGCTTTCGGTTCTTTCCCAGCACAGGGTCAAATGCGTAAGTTGTTGCTAGAGAGAAACATCTGTTGCCTCCAAAGATCATTAAAGAATCGTAGTCCTCGAGCATCTTGTCGGCATACACCCAGCCCTCTAGTGACACACCGAAGTTCAGCGGGTCTTCGTCAGCATTGGCTATAGCGTCCTCGTGCTGGCGGTGCATTTCCACGAGTGCCTTGAGACCTTCTGGCTTCGTAGAGCCGTCGTCATTGAAGCACAGCTTCTTGATGGCTTCGGGCGATGGACCCTTGAGTATTGGATGTTCTGAGAACCTCATCTAGTCTACAATCTCTGCCTCTGGCAAGTCCTCTAGCATCTTACGAGCATACTCCTCCGCCTCGTCTAATGTCGTGCGGTGCTCAACTACGTGTCGCTGAATGTTGTTGCCCGTCAGCTTTGAGTGAATGTCGTTGAACGCTTGCAAGCTCTTTCCTTGCTTAAATAGCTCGTTGCCGTCAATCTCAATGTCACCGCTCTCCACACGATCAGAGTAGCTATTCTGCGACTTGCGGTAAGTGTCTAGCCCTTGGAACAGCACAGATGATATTTCAGATGCCCAAGCATTACGTATCTCCGAAGACTCTGGGTCTGCTAACAGCTCTGTCTGCACATCATAGTAGAAGTTGCGTTTAATATTGTTCTTTCGCAGGAACGTGTTGACTTCATTTGGCTTCTGGATGATATGCTGTGCGACGAGAGCCCACTTCTTAGGCTCACGCTTACACCATGCACGACCATGCCCAGTGGCTTCCTGTGCGTCCCTGAGCTTCTTCGTGATGAAGTTCTTGGTCTCAATTGCTAGTTCTTCGCTCATAATTAGTCCTCTTCGTCCTCCTCCTCTTGTCTGTTTTGTACTTCAGCCCAGATTGCGTTGTTTAGCATTGCCATATCCTGAGACATATCCATCAGGCTGTCGGCAAACAGCATCTTGCCTATTCGCCAATTGCTGTAGTCGTAGCACAAGTCGCCCGCTTCATCTATGATTGCAAACGCGTAGTTCATGGAGTGTTCCGCCAAGATAGCGTTGATCTTCTCTAGCACATCGTCAGTATCTTCCATTATTTGCTCCCTCCGCCGTAAATAGTGCGCGACCGAACCCCTACCGGCAGTTGATCCTTGGGAACCTCCCGCTTGTCCGAAGCCTTGCGTGTGTCCTTCTTAATTGACGAGAGATTGCTGCGATACTTAGCGGCATCTCGGTTTAGTGTTCTTGGCTGACTTCCTTTAGTTGACATGACTATAATTCAATCTCCTCTGTTAGTGCTTCCGCCGTTTCGAGTTCAGCTCGTGTGGCTTCTGCGTTTTGTTTAAATATTGTCTTGATGCAATGAACCGCAAATGGCTCTGATGTCTCACGTAGCAGTATCCTCTCCTGCTCTGCCGCCGAGAGCGTTCTCCACCACCAGCCGCTGTATTCTTTGCCCATTTCCTTTACCTTATACTACGTGTCAACCCCCCCAAGGAAATAGCTTCATGTACGCCTAGCAACTATTTCCATTATGGAAACAACTCAACCCCCAAGGAAATAGCTTAAAACCGCTTCATGGCATTTTAGCAAGGCAAAAAAGACCCGTTTTGAAAATAAATGAAAATAATTTATTTCACTACAACTCAACAACTTGTGTCATTATCTAAGCGTTTTTGACCAAAAAAAGGCTTGACACCTATTGCATGGCATGGTATAATCGAGCCATAGGCGAGCATCGAAGGGTCTTAGGAGCGTAGCGACGCTGGCAAGACCCGTTTCTGTGTACCAGAGTCTGCAAATCCAGTTTTCCCAGGGTGGTATATGTCGGAAATCCATTTTTGTTTTTTTGTAGGGTGATGAAAGTATAATGACTTTAGCACATTCCCCGATCGCTTCACCCCCTCCACCCCTGCCGGTCGCTGCCTGTCATATCGTCATATCATGATACGTTGATGCGTTGATGCGTGGCGCGTTGGTTTATTGTTAAGCGTGTTACCCATTTAGGTTAACAATCTATTACCCATTTAGGTTAACATTCAGGTTAACAATCCAGGTTAACACTCGGGTTAGCCTTGCCTTATATGCGCTGCGGTCGATGGTCGGGGGTGTTGGGCTATATACGGCGGTCGGGGCTCACCTTGGCTGCCTTGTGGCCTTTGGTGGGTGCGCTGCGAGTGCCCGTCTTGCTAGGGGTTTGAGGTTATTTAAAACTTTCTTCAATTAATTTGATTTTAGGGTTGACATGGGGTTTTTTGCCTGCACTGTGGGAGATGCAGCACCCGTTCTTTCCCAGTCATCCGAGTCATCCCCTGGGGGGGTTGCCAGCCTTAGAAGTGCCCCACGGCTCTTGGCTGGTCGTTCCCTGACCGAGAGCCTCTCATGATACTAGCGCAAGCCACCGCCGACCGATGCGGACATACAACTCGGAGCTGTACCACAATGACGAGGAGCTAAGGATTCCCCCAGTATAGACAGCCGCCACATGGCGATAG